AAAAACCGAAGCTTCAGATTTTATTGAAGAAATGATTAAAAAAGAAATAAATAGGATTATTGAAGAAAGAGGTAAACTACAAGATGAATTTGACAACATTTAAATCAGAATAAAATGAAATTTAGAATACCAAGAAAAAAAAAGAAAAAGATAAGTGTAGGACTTTATCTTTACCCGTTAGATCCAATAGATAATACGTATTTAAGTGCATTTCCTAAGGAAAACCAGGAGGACTATGATGCGTTTAAAAAAGGCGTTTTAACCAACATATTAGACGAAATAAAGAAAAAATATGGAAAAACTAAAAGTAGGAGACAGAGTTAAAACCAGATTTTCAGGAATGGCAACCGTAATTCAAGTAGGATGTTATGGTGGAAAAATGGTAAAACTTAAATGTGACAACCCAAAGTGGTGTTGTCCTTATTTTTATGAACATGAACTAGACTTAAGCTAAATATATGTATAATAAATAAAAACTATGAGTGACATAAGACAAGAAATGGATCAAGTAATTAATGAATTACAAGCAAAAGGGATTAACCCCGAAATGACCCAAGAAGAACTTCAAAGACGTGGTTTAGGTGATGTTGTTGAATCTACATTAAATAGATTTGGTATTACTCAAGAACGTTATAAACAATGGTTTGGCCTACAAGAATGTAATTGCACGGGTCGTAAAAAATGGCTTAACAATTTCTTTAGTTGGAACGTAAAAAAATAATATTTATCGTCAAAACGATAAATGCCAACAGTAAATTACCCTTTTAGTGACTTGTATGGAGCAGGCACTTCTTCAATTAATTTAACCTCGGGAACCGCTTACACTTTTACCCTAACAAATAATTCAGGTTCAAGTTATTTTGTTTTAGAAACTACCCCTTCTCCATTTACAAATACAACTATAAAAAATACTTCAGGGTCATTTACTTCCCTAACTAATATACCAAATCCCGTAATATCAGACTATATTGCAGGATTTGTATTGTCTCAGGGAACAAATTCATTTATATTTACTCCAGCTACTAATGTAACTGGTACTTCTTTAAAATTAAGAGGAACTGGAGGAATATTTCTTGCTTTATCTTATTAAAGATCCTTGGTTGGGTAATTTTTTGTTTGTATATTTAAACATATTAAAAAATAAAGGTTATGTCAAAAAAAGAAATCCAAACCCAAATCCAAAATTTAGATGGTGAACTAAGTACTGTTATTAATGTACTAATGATTATTGTAGTTTTTTTCCTTGTAGAGGTTATTTTACTTGCTTGTAATTTTATAAATATTGATATATTTAGTATTTTAGGGTTGGTAGGGTTAATAATTGCATTTTATTTACAATTTAAATCTGCTAGAATGAAAGCAAGAATATTAGTAATTTTAGAAAATCTTAATAAAAATATATGAGCAACACTTATCAAAAATCAAGAAAATTAACAAAAGCAGATGGAACTATAATGTATACCTTTGATGGTAAGTTACATAATTGGGAAGGTCCTGCTTTGATTCCTGAAGGGAATATGAAAAAACGTGAGTATTATTTGAATGGAATTAAATATACGGAGGCACAATATAATAGTATTTTAAAGGAAAGAGAGGGTTTACCTTGGTATAAAGGCTCGGGTGCTAAAGCTAGATTTTAAAAAATGGAAAGGATATCAAATGAAGAAGCTAAAAAATTTATTCCTTGCTCTGAAGATTACTCAAATAATCCACCAACATATTTTACGGTTCAAGAGCAACAAGATGGTTGGGATAAAATAACATATTACACGGGTAAAAAACGAGGTTTATTCGTTGGCCGCGAAGGTGATGAATGGGTTTATATTTTATCTAATCCCGCGATGCCTGAAATGGTAAAAATAGGTTATACTTCTAAAGATCCCTTTTCAAGGGCACATCAAATTTCACGTGGAACAGGAATACCTTTAGGATTTGAAGTTGAATGGGCTTACAAATGTTTTAAAGGTGAACGTATAGAACAAGAAGTCCATAAACATTTTAAAAAACAAAGAGTTAATACTCAAAAGGAATTTTTTAGAGTATCGTTGGAAGAAGCTAAACAAATTATAGAACAAATAGGAGCAAAATATGTATGAACAAATTGTAGCCATGGAACTACATCAATTAGAAGAAAAATTATCTAACATTCAAAATGAATTGGTAGGTTATAATATAATGCTTGATGAAGTATGGCAATACCATCCTGCAAATCCTGATTTTTTAAATCCAATAAAAGCATATGATGAATTAAAAAAATCAATTTCAACATTGGAAAAAGAATTGGATAATTTAGAATTAAAAATTAAACATTTAAAATCAACGAATTAACGCGCAAATTTAATTAAGTAATTGTATATACATATAAGCATATGGGATTAGGTGGGATATTTGCATTATTTGGATTTTCTGATGAGAATGAATTAGATAAAAAAGCTAAAAAAGAATTTCAAGAATTTAAAGAAACCCCACATTTTAAGATTGGGATGTTTACTAAAATGATTTTGAATGGGATGAGTTTTAAAAAACAAGTAGTAGGGTTTTTTTCTAAAGCTGATAAAAATTTAGATATTTTAGATATTGATGAAGCTGGGGATTTTATGATGTTTAATAGGGCTTGGTTTTGGATAAGTGAATGTAATGTAAGAAAAAAGGCTTGGAAAGAAGCTTTACAATATAATGCTACATCTGAAATGGTATTTTGTTTAAAGGCAAGTATAAAATATTTTGAAAGTATAGAGGAATATGAAAAATGTGCCTCGCTAATTAAAATTCAAAAATTTGTAGAAAAAGAAATAGTTAAAGCTTCTTTTAAAGAAGCGTGACTCCCTAAAAGAAGGTTATTATCTTTAATTATATTTTAATATTAAATTATTGAAATAATAAAAGGTTATAAAGAAAAATAAGTAAATAAATAAAAAATGAAATATAAAGAATTGGTATTGAGACGCTTAGAGTCTATGGATGGAAAATTAAAACGTTTGAGAAATGCTCTAAACGAAAGAAATGTAGAAGCAGCTAGAGAAATTTTACAAGAAGTTCTTGAATTAAGAGATGATACTCAATCTATTATAGAAAGAGAAAATAATAATTAATTAATAAATAAAAGTTATGAATCTAACAGCCGAACAAATCCAAGATAATTGGAATGAATTAATGTCTTATATTGACAAATATATTACATCTCCCCGTAAAGAAAAACTTTTAGAATTTTATGAAAAATATTCTGAACGTTTAATGTTAATGCCTGCTGCGCATAAAAAAGAATATCATAACGCTTTCCCTGGAGGATATGTAGAACATGTTTTACGAGTTATTCGATGTGCTTTAAAACAATATGATTTATGGAAAAGTGAAGGAGCTGATATAAATACATTTACTATTGAAGAACTCATATTCTCAGCTTTAAATCATGACTTAGGTAAAATGGGAAGTGAAGATGAAGATTCCTATATCCCTCAGACTGATCAATGGAGAAAAGATAAACTAGGAGAAGATTATATGTTTAATACTAAAGTTCCATTTTCTTCAGTACCTGATAGAGGTTTATTCATGCTCCAATCTCATGGTATCCAGTATACATTCAATGAAATGATTGCTATCCAGACCCATGATGGTTTATATGATGAGGGGAATAAAAAATATCTTATGTCATTTATGCCGGAGCAAAAACCAAGAACATCTCTTCCTTTTATTTTACATCAGGCCGATTTAATGGCAGCACGTATCGAATTTGAACGTGAATGGTTACCTAAATTAAAAGAAGGTAAAAAATCCGTGGATACCAAAAAAGAAAATTTTACATTAGGAAATAAACCTAACACATCGAAAAAAACCTCTACAAAGGAAAAAGCTTTAGGTTCATTTAAAAGTGATAGTTTAAAAAATTTATTAGATAATATATGATAACATTAATAATTGTAACATGTGTTTTATCTGTTATAGTCGTGGTCTTAGGATTCACGACTTTTAATTTGATGAAAAAACAAGAAAAATCAGAAGATATATTAATGGGATACCTAAATTATTTAGATAGATTATCTCGTGTAATTGAAATCTCAGAGAAAAAACTTAAAGAAGTAGATCGTGCAGGTATTTTTGAAAAAGATGATGACGTAGGAGTCATTTTTAAATCAATATTAGAAATCCAAAATATACTCAATGAGTTTAACCTTAGAAAATTCAACTAAAAAAGTGACTAGAAAGCCTAAAAGTAAAAATTATTTTACCCAAGAAACTGAAGATGCAATTGTATTATATAATAATACTACTGATTCAGAATTAAGAAGTAAAATATATGAAGAAAAAATACATTATGCTTTCTTTAAACTTACTCAAAATATAATTCATACCTTTAAATTTTATCATACCGAGGTAGAAAATTTAGAACATTTACAACATGAAATTATAGTATTTTTACTTTCCAAAATCCATTTATTCAACCCAAATAATGGAGCTAAGGCATATTCTTATTTTGGTACTATAGTTAAACGATGGTGTATATTATATAATGATAAGAATTATAAATCTAAAATAAACAAAACTTCAGTAGATGAATTATCTAAAGACGATTCTTATTCTTATACATTAGAATCTTCAAGTGAAGTAGATAAACTTTCATACTTTATAGATAACTATACAAACCATGTTACTGTAAATCTGTATGATTTTTTCCCTAAAGAAAATGATGCTAAAATTGCAGATGCTGTTTTAGAATTATTTAGAAAAAGAGATCAAATAGATATTTTTAATAAAAAAGCTTTATACATTTACATCCATGAAATGGTTCCTGAAGCTAAAACACCTAAAATTACAAAAATAGCAAATACTCTTTATGATGTATTTAAAAAACATTACGTGTTTTATTTAGAAAACGGATATATAAACTTGTAATCTTTATACATTCTTATATTTATACTCAAAACTAACATATGAGTAATTTAGAATCTAACATATTTGGTAAGAAAAAATTTTCAGACTTACTAAAAGAAATTTACGACAATCAAAAGAAAAAAGAAGTTCAAATCACTGCTTTAATAGGTGAATTAAAACCACTTATTAATGATATAGGTGATGCTACTTTAATAGTTCCATTAATTAAAGAATATATGGAA